TTCATACAATCTGGTAAGATGCACGTTGAGGACGAGTCTTTCCAAGATACATGCCTCGATGTGATTAACTATATGGTTCTACTTTCTGCGTATATCAAGGATAAAGATGCCGAGTGATTTCTTCTACACTAACGTGTCAATGATTGGCGACTACATCCTCTACCGAGGAATCAAAGACGGAAAACCCACACAGATTCGAGAAAAATACAACCCGACACTCTTCCTTCCATCGAACGAGAAAACCAAGTATCGTACATTAGATGGTAAGTTTGTCGAACCGATCAAACCCGGACAAGTTTCAGACTGCCGGGACTTTGTTCGTAGGTATGATGGAGTCCAAGGGTTTCAAGTCTACGGCAACACTGACTATGTGTATCAGTTCATCGGTGACATCTTTCCCAAAGAAGTCGATTATGACATCGACAAGATCAAGATCGCCAGTATCGATATCGAGACGACATGCGAGGGTGGATTCCCACAGATATCAGATCCCAACGAACAAGTGATTACGATCACCTATTGCCTTGACGGTAAGTATTTCGTCTTCGGTCTTGGTGAGTTCGAACTTCCTGAAGAGTATGAACAATACTCATTCGACAACGAAGAGGATCTGCTTCGTACATTCTTGGAGTTGTGGAGCGAAGACTATCCGGATATTGTAACCGGGTGGAACATCAAGTTCTTCGACATCCCATACCTTGTAAACCGAATGAATCGTGTGTTGGGTGAACGAGAAGTGAACGTCCTTTCTCCGTGGAAAAAGATTAGATCCAAGACGATTCAGAAAATGAATCGAGAGCATGAGACGTTCCAGATCATGGGTGTTTCTGTTCTTGACTATCTCGATCTCTACCGAAACTTTACCTATATTAACCAAGAGTCGTATCGACTGGATCACATTGCCAACGTCGAACTGGGTGATGCGAAACTATCCTACGACGAGTTCGACAGTATGGCGGAGTTCTACAAGAAGGACTTCCAGAAGTTTGTCGAGTACAATGTCAAAGATGTGGAACTGATCGTTCGATTGGAAGATAAACTCAAACTCATCGAACTGTCATTGGCACTTGCGTACTCTGCCAAGGTAAACTTCGAGGATGTGTTCTCCCAAGTTCGAACGTGGGATCAGATCATCTATCATTATCTTTCGGAACAGAACATTGTGATTCCAATGAAGTCTGGTTCCAAGAAGGACGAACAGTTTGCTGGTGCGTATGTTAAGGATCCAATCGTAGGACAACATGACTGGGTTGTGTCTTTCGACTTGAACAGTCTGTATCCCCACTTGATCATGCAATACAACATCAGTCCTGAGACGAAGATCGAACAGGACAAAGATTACATGATTACGCCTAATGGTATCCTTGAGGGAAGTGATCGTCCGAAGAAGGCCTTGCTCAACCACAAGAGTAAAGACTACTCGATCGCTGCCAACGGAACGTGCTACCGTCGAGACGTTCAGGGGTTCCTCCCTGCGTTGATGGAGAAGATGTACGAAGAACGTAGCATGTACAAGAAGAAGATGATTGAATGTCAGAAGCAGAAGGAGAAAGATCCCGACAATCGGGAACTAGACTACCAGATTGCAAAGTTCAACAACTTCCAGTTGGTTCGTAAGATTCAATTGAACTCTGCTTATGGTGCGATTGGTAATCAATACTTCCGCTACTTCGATGTCGATATGGCAGAAGCAATCACCTTGTCCGGGCAGTTGAGTATTCGCTGGATTCAGGATTCACTAAACAAGTTCCTGAACAATGCTCTCGACTCCGATGACAAAGACTACATCATCGCAAGTGACACAGACAGTGTGTACATTGGCCTTGGTGATCTAGTAGACAAGGTTTGCACGAAGAAGGACGATACATCCATCGTAGATTTCCTTGATAATTCATGTGAGAAGATCATTGAACCATTCATCGAGAAGGAGTATAATCAACTCTCTCGTATGATGAATGCATACACCAACAAGATGGTGATGGGTAGAGAAGTCATTGCGAACAAGGGTATTTGGACTGCCAAGAAAAGGTACATGCTCAATGTGTTCGACTCCGAGGGCGTTCGGTACGCCGAACCGAAACTCAAGATCATGGGTATCGAGACGAGTCGGAGTTCAACTCCTGCGATCGTTCGCAAGAAACTCAAGGAGGTGATCGGGTTGATCATGTCCACGGATGAGGATACTATTATCCAGTTCATCGAGGAGTTCCGGGATGAATTCAATCAACTCGATCCCGAGGAGATCTCGTTCCCCCGTTCCGTGTCTGGCATGGAGAAGTATCAAGACAGCAACACTGTTTACGGAAAGGGTACACCCATCGCAGTCAAGGGATCCCTGATATATAATAGGATGATTAAGATCGGTGGTTTGTCCAGAAAATACAGATCAATTGTTGAGGGTGATAAGGTGAAGTTTACTTACCTCAAGGTTCCAAACCCAACGAACGATCATGTCATCGCCTTTCCAAATAGTTTACCAAAAGAACTTGACATTCATAGGTTTGTAAACTATGATCTACAGTTTGATAAAAGTTTCCTCGATCCACTGAAGAATATTCTGAACGTGGTTGGTTGGAACACAGAAAAAGTTAACACACTCGAATCGTTTTTTGCATAGGAGATATAAAATGAAATGGATTGAAGTAAATTATGTTTGGTTGGATGGAAACATCACACCACAACTTCGTAGTAAGACTAAGTTGATTGAAGTAGATGATGATCAAGAGAGCATGAATCTTCAGATGATTCCCGAATGGATGTTCGATGGATCTAGTTGTAATCAGGCAGACCCACATAAAAGTGATTTGATCCTTCGACCATACAGTCTGTCGAAGACACCGTGGGAAACCTTTGTTGTGTTCTGTGAGGTATTCAACTCAGACGGAAAGACGCCACACGAAACAAACTATCGTGCGCCTCTTCGCATGACTCTCAAAGACAATCCAGAAACCAGAGATTACTGGTTCGGAGTCGAGCAAGAGTATGTTATTTACAACACTGAAACTAGTACGATTCTTGGGTGGGAACAGGGTACTCCCGGACCACAGGGCCCATACTATTGTGGTGTCGGTTCAATGAGATCTGTTGGACGAAACTTTGTGAACGAACACTATGCAACTTGCAAGACAATGGGTGTTCCCATTGAAGGTGCAAACGCCGAAGTCATGCTCGGGCAGTGGGAGTATCAGGTTGGATACATGGACGCACTAACCGTTGCTGATCAACTTTGGATGGCAAGGTATATGGCAGAACTGATTAGTGAGAGATATAAGTATTCCATTAGTCTCCACCCCAAACCAAAGACCGGTGACTGGAACGGTTCGGGCGCACACATCAACTTCTCGACTCCATCCATGCGTATGGCAAAGTCATCCAGTATAGAATATCTGGAAAGTGTTTGTGATGAGTTCGGTAATCATCCTGAACTGATTCGTGTCTATGGTGAAGACAATAATCTTCGACTGACAGGAAAGCATGAGACTGCACACATCGAGGACTTCTCGTATGGTGTTTCGGATAGAACCAAATCTATCCGCATTCCTGCCGATACTGCAAACGAAGAACGCGGACATCTCGAAGATCGAAGGCCTGCGGCAAACATGGATCCATATCAGGCGTTTACATCTATCATTGGTGTATTGCAACAAGTACCAGTGGCCGCGATCCGCGGCGGCGATGAAACTGAGGTAGAGCATGAAGTTGAAAGTGGAACTTGAACATGCAACATTGAAGGTTGCACATAATTTAATTTCTGATAGAATAGATGATCTTGGGAGGAGTATAAAATTCCTCATGAAAGACAAGTCATGTCCAAAGGACATTCTAGAAGATAAAATGAATCGGCGTGAAAAATTGCGTGAAGCACAAGAAGATATTGGGAGATTACAGAATGAGTTTTCTTAATGAAATGATCGGTAAGACAGGCAACAAATATGCAAGTGTTGTCGCAGATGGTTTAGAAGGAGCAGATGTAGATGGGTTCGTTGATACTGGGTCTTATGCTTTTAATGCTCTGCTTTCTGGCAGTTTGTACGGGGGTATACCTGATAATAAAATTCTTGCGATCGCTGGCGAAAGTGCAACTGGTAAGACGTACTTTACGATTGGCATTGTACATAAATTTCTCCGTGATAACCCTGATGGTGTTGTTCTGTATTTTGACAGCGAGCAGGCAGTAACTTCTGACATGTTCAAGGATCGTGGATGCGATCCAGATCGTGTTGCAGTTTTCCCTGTTGCCACTGTAGAGGACTTCCGTCACCAAGCAATTACGGTTGTAGACAATTACCTTGAACTTGCAAAGAAGGATAAGAAACCAATGCTTATCTGTCTTGACTCGCTTGGTATGCTTTCGACTGCCAAGGAGATGGAAGACACAGCAGAAGGAAAGGGTACGAGAGATATGACTCGGGCCCAAGTAATCAAAGCAACTTTCCGAGTCCTTACACTCAAGTTGGGCAAGGCAGGCATTCCTTTGATCATGACAAATCATACTTATGATGTCGTTGGTTCTATGTTCCCGATGAAGACTATGGGTGGTGGTTCTGGACTAAAGTATGCTGCTTCGACTATCATATATCTCACAAAGAAGAAGGTGAAAGAAGGAACTGATATCATCGGAAATATCATTCACTGTAAACTCTTCAAGGGACGAATGACCAAAGAGAACTCGATGATCGATGTCATGCTGAACTACGATGAGGGATTGAATCCATACTATGGACTTGTCGAGATTGCCATTAAGTACGAGATCTTCAAGAAGGTTTCTACTCGATTGGAAATGCCAGACGGAAGTAAGGTTTTCGAGAAGGTTCTATACAGAACCCCCGAGAAGTATTTCACACCAGAGGTAATGAAGCAAATGGAAGTTGCCGTTGCAAAGGAATTCAAATACGGCATCGAAGAAGAAATTCAAGAAAAGGAAGAAGAAAATGTCGAAGATAGCATTCAGTAATACATACGAATTTATCGAGTACAAGTCAGAAGACGAACTACTCGAAGGCGCCCTCAAGGTAACTGATGGGGATTATAAAGACCTCGTATATCGATATGGACTAGTACAGTTCAAAGAGAACGAGGGACAGATGATCATGAATTTCCAGTTTGAGATTCTTGAGAATCCACACGAAGTAAATACCGAGGACAACGGCGGCCTCATCGATTATATGGGAGATGTTTTATGCGAAATCATGGAAGAAGAGTTGCAAAATCCCAAAGATGTGGTAGAATATAAGGAAGAACAGTTCGACGAGAAAATGCAGTCAACTGTCGCCAAAATGAAATCCGAAATTGAGGAAATGAGAGACTCTTCCAATGAATCAAGAGAACAATACCGTAGAGAAACTGATCCTTCAGAACCTAATTCTGAATGAGGAGTATTCACGGAAGACCGTGCCGTTTTTGCACGGTGAGTATTTTCACGACATCGTAGAAAAGACTCTGTTCAAGTCTGTTCAAGATTTTATCCTAGAGTATGGCAATCGTCCCACAAAAGAGGCGATTGTCATCTCTTTGGATACCCAAAAGAACCTAACACAAGATCAATTCAATTCATGTGTTGAAGTGTTGAATGATCTGTGTGATTCGTTCACTGAACAGGATGATGAATGGTTGTACGAGAAGAGTGAAAAGTTCTGCAAAGACAAAGCAGTCTACAATGCCATCATGGAGTCTATCCACATCATCGATGGTAAGAACGAAACACAAACAGAAAACGCCATACCAGAAATCCTATCAGAGGCCCTCTCGGTTTCCTTTGATACTCACATCGGACATGATTACATCGAAGATGCTGATGAACGATATGAGTTCTACCATAAGGCAGAATCTAAGATTCCGTTTGATCTTGAGATGTTCAATACAATCACACAAGGTGGTACACCAAACAAGACACTGAACATGATTCTTGCCGGTACTGGTGTGGGTAAGTCTTTGTTTATGTGTCATCATGCAGCAGCGTGTCTTTCACAAAACAACAACGTACTGTATATCACATGTGAGATGGCAGAAGAACGGATTGCAGAACGTATCGATGCCAACCTAATGGACATCACTATGGATGACATGAAGTCACTACCAAAGCAGATCTACGACAAGAAGTTGGAAACTGCAACTCAGGGTTGTACGGGTAAACTGATCGTCAAGGAATACCCTACTGCCACAGCACATGCAAATCACTTCAGGGCATTGCTCGATGAACTGAAACTAAAAAAGAAGTTTATTCCTGATATTATCTTCATCGATTACCTAAATATCTGTGCTTCGTCACGAATGAAGCAAAATGCAAACGTAAACTCCTACACATATATCAAGGCCATCGCGGAAGAACTTCGCGGTCTTGCAGTTGAACGGAATGTCCCAATCTTCTCAGCAACACAAACCAACCGATCGGGATTCAACAACAGTGATGTTGGACTTGAAGATACGTCCGAGTCATTCGGATTGCCAGCAACGGCAGATTTGATGTTTGCTTTGATTTCCACTGAAGAACTAGAAGAAGCAAATCAGATGATGATCAAGCAGTTGAAGAACAGGTATAATGATGTTATTACCAACAAGAAATTTGTTGTCGGTATTAACCGTGCGAAGATGAAACTGTTTGATGTGGATCCACATGAACAAACGGGATTGGTTGATACCAATCTATCAGAAGATACCGAGTATGGTAATGGATTTGGTGAGGACTCGTTCAAGCAGAAATTTGCTGGATGGAATGTTTGATGTCCACATATATTGATAAGAAGTTTATTAATTTTCTCTCACCCCAACTAGAAAAGTTCGCTTGGAAGCGAGACAATCTGGCGAATTGCAGATGTCCTATCTGTGGTGATTCAAAGAAAAACAAGAACAAGGCCCGTGGGTTCTTCTTTCAGAAGGGAACCGACTTCTTTTACAAGTGTCACAACTGCGAGGCAAGTTTTTCTTTGTATCGATTACTCGAACAGGTTGCCCCCAACTTAATGAAAGAATATGCTCTAGAGCGGTGGAAGAATGGAGAGACAAACAAGTCTAACTATATACAACCGAAGGAAAAAGAGATGTTCAAGTTTTCAAGACGAGATCCAAAACCAAGACCAGGAATCCTGAAGGGTATACCTTGCATCAAGGAATTGTCTAAGGATCATCAGTGTGTTGAGTTTGTCAACATGCGAGGCATTCCAAAGGAACACTGGGACAAGTTATACTATACAGATAACTTCGGATCATTCATGAAAAGAATTGATCCAGATCGTTATGATATGGTGGGAGCAGAACCCAGACTAATCATACCGTTTTTCAACAAGGACGGGGAAGTTGTAGCAGCACAAGGTCGCAGCATCAATTTCAAAGAGGATGCAAATCGCAGACGAACTGTCAAGTATCTCACGGTAAAGAGCGATAAGTCTTCTGATAGACTTTGGTATGGACAGTGGCGAGTCGATCCAAAGAAAAGGATCTACATCGTAGAAGGACCCCTCGACAGTCTCTTCTTGCGTAATTCAATTGCAATGGTTGGTGCTGGCGCACTTGATCAAATCCCAGCACATCTCAAGCACAGTGATGGTGTTTATGTATTGGACAATGAACCAAGGAATATCCAGATAGTTCGATACAACGAAAGACTGATTGAACTTGGTAAGAAAATTTGTATTTGGCCTTCTTCGATTAAGGAGAAGGATATCAATGACATGGCATACAATAAATCAACTCGAACAATCGAGAAGGTTATCAACGACAACACGTTCACTGGAATGAGAGCAACCCTCAAACTAAATCAATGGAGACGAGTATAGAATGTCCGAAATTTCAGTATGGATGTGGGTAGGGTTTCTCCTCGCCGCATACAGTGTGATTGCAAATGATTCGATCCAGACTCTCGGAACTTGGATTGCGAGTAACAAAAAGGTAAACTGGAAGTATATGTGGGTATACGCCTCATCTGTGCTTCTTATTGCCATCTGGTACGGTTGGTGGGCATACGACGGGGATATATCTTACGGAAGACTCAACAAGATTCCGTTTGAGGGAGTAGAATGGTATCAAGCACTGGCCCCAGCAGTGCTTCTTGTATTGACCCGTTTCGGTGTTCCCGTTTCTACTTCATTCCTAGTGCTTTCTGCCTTTGCATCAACACTGGTGCTACAGAAGGTTCTGATGAAGTCGATGCTTGGGTATGCTGTTGCAGGTGTTGCCGCATATTTCATCTGGTTGATGCTCACTCGTCTGATCGATGAAGGTAAGAGTGTAAAGGACACAAACAAAAGAAGATGGATGGTTGCTCAGTGGATAACCACGGGATTCCTTTGGTGGACATGGTTAAGTCACGACATGGCAAACATCGCCGTGTATCTCCCACGACAAATTCCAGTTGGTGTCATGTTTGTTATCTCCGCCGTATTCGTTGGTGGACTTGCATGGATGCTTCAGCACCGAGGTGGTAGGATTCAGGAGATCGTAGTACAGAAGAAAAATACTAAATATGTACGTTCTGCAACCTTGATTGATCTCTTTTACTTTGTTATACTGTACATCTTCAAGGAAGTAAACGATATTCCAATGTCAACAACTTGGGTATTCGTTGGACTTCTTACTGGTAGAGAACTTGCCATTGCCTCTTTCCGTCAAAAGGATGGTATCAAGAAAGTGTTCCCGATTGTAGGGAAAGATTTCTTGAAGTTAATGGTTGGATTGGCAGCATCTGTTATTATCGTACTAATTGTTCAAAATATTAAGGATTGATATCATGAGAGTTTTAGATAGAGGACATGTTCAACTCGTCGATCACATGGGAAGTGATTTGACCGTTTGCAATGCAGCGAGAGTTTCATTCAATAAAGAAAGTGATTGGTGTACAGACGAAGCAGCAGTCACCCGACTTGCCGAAAGTGGATCCCAATATCATCCCGAAGACGTAAGAGATCTGTGTGATGGTGATAAGAAGTTGATTCGCTACCTTGCGACTCATGGACATTGGACGCCGTTTGCACATCCTCAAATCACGCTGAGAATCAAGGCACCCGTGTCAATTCGCACTCAGTTCTTCAAGCACAAGCAAGGATTTGTTGAAAATGAGATCTCTCGCCGTTATGTCTCGTTCGAACCAGAGTTTTACTACCCATCATGGCGAGGGAAACCAACAGATGGAGCAAAACAAGGCAGTGATGACTTCATTTCGGTTCATCCTGAGGCAGAGAAGAACTTTGATAATGTGATGCGTCTTGCAATGTATACATACAATGAACTACTTCGTAATGGAGTCGCTCCAGAGCAAGCACGATTCGCTCTCCCGCAGGGAATGTACACGGAATGGTTCTGGACGGGTTCTCTTGCAGCGTATGCAAGATTCTACAAGCAACGCATCGATGAACATGCTCAGTGGGAGATCCGAGAGTATGCGGATACGATCGGCAAGGTAATTCAACCCCTTTTCCGTGAATCGTGGAAGTATCTCACGGCATAAATAATAAAAAAGGAGTCTATTTATGCCCTCAGCATATCACGAAATAATAATCGAACAGGGTGAAACCCTATCATTATACTTGACATTCAAGGACGCAACTGGTGCAGTTAAAGATCTTTCTGGACACACCGCCGATATGATGTGTCGTCGATCTGCTCTTGCAGACGCTATTTTGTTTCATGCTCAGGGTTCTATCAACGCAGATGACAGTGTATCTTTTTCTGGATTGACTGGTGGTGGTGTGACTGGTGAATATACTCCGGGAAATACATTTGAAGGGACTGCTGGTTCGGGTGGAATAACTCTAAACTCAAGTAGTGCAGGTGCAACTGGCACAACGGGCGGAATTCTCATTCAGATGGATGCTGCTACAACTAAGAATCTTCCGCGTGGTAGATTCTTTTATGATCTGGAGATCAATCAACAAGGAACCGTGACTAAAGTTGTTAGTGGTAGATTTGAAGTTCTTGGGGAGATCTCCAGATGAGTCAGAACCGAGTAGAAATCCAACAATCAAATCCAAGTATAACCATTGCATCTAATGCTGGTTTACCTGGTCCAGTGGGCCCTGCTGGTTCTGGTGGTGGAGGTGGTGGATCGGATGGATCTACTGGTGCTACCGGAGCAACTGGACCTACTGGCGCCCAAGGAACAACTGGTTCTACCGGAGCAACTGGACCTACTGGCGTCCAAGGAACAACTGGTTCTACCGGAGCAACTGGTGCTGCTGGCGCCCAAGGAACAACTGGTTCTACCGGAGCAACTGGTGCTACTGGACCAGCAGGTTCTGATGGTGACGATGGTGATCCTGGCGCTGCTGGCGCCCAAGGAACAACTGGTTCTACTGGTGCTACCGGAGCAACTGGTGCTACTGGACCAGCAGGTTCCGATGGTGACGATGGTGATCCTGGCGCTGCTGGCGCCCAAGGAACAACTGGTTCTACCGGAGCAACTGGACCGGCCGGATCTGCTGGGGGAGTTTCTGCTGATGCAGGACTAACACTTAATGGAAGCACAATTGGTATAGATCCAACCGCCGTAATTCATATCGCTGGTATCTCTGCTGATGGTGGTGCTACCTTTGGTGATTCGATTATCATTCCACTTGGCAAGAGCATGACCAATAATCAAAGTTCAGTACTTCGACCAACTGTTAAATTATCAACCAGTGAAGTTATAATTGATTCCAAATCCAGTGGTACGCCGGGAAGAATTATTGTAAGCAGTAGTGAAGTAAAAACAAAGTTTGTTCCTTTCGTATCAGAACAACTGATAAATGCCCAAGCGGGTATCTCAATGGATGCCGCTGGTATCACCTTCGCTGATGGAACTCACCAGACGACCGCAGTCAATCCAACCGCCGTAATTCATATCGCTGGTATCTCTCTTGACGCTGGTGGTATTGATCTTCCAGATGTAAGTTTCGTTGGTAATACTGCAAACATGCACATAGAGTATAATAGTGACAGTGTAATTAAGATCAAACAGGGAACCAGCACAAAAGGAATGTTCCAGAACAATAATTTTGATACTTTTACTACAATAAACCGTTTTAATTCTGGTCTTATCCATGCAAAGTTGGGTATCTCTGCTGATAATGGTATCAATTTAGGTACTGGTATCACCTTCGCTGATGGAACCCATCAAACAAGTGCCGCTGGTATCACCTTCGCTGAAACAATCCATGTCGCTGGTATCTCTAGTGATGGTGGTGCTACTTTTGGTGGTAATCTTACTGTTGATGGTGGATCGACGTTCAATGACACTGTGAATATTGCTGCTGGTAAAAACGTCGTCGTTAATCTCAACTCTAAACTTGTGAGTGCCTCTGGTGGCAATGGCATTAAATTTAATCCAACATCAGTCGAGATCATA